GTTACGGACATTAAGACTGTGACTATTGATACCGTTCAACCAACGCTCGAATGCATTACGAATAACAAAATCTTCATCATTGATAATTGTGATTGTCCAATCTTGGAAGGTTCTGTTACCCGCAAACTTCAATTCGCGGCCAAAGTATTGAACAGGTACAACACCAACGGTAGAACCAGGCAGTTGAGCTGTCTTACACATGAAGGTTAGTTTCTTCTGTGCATCTCCAGCTTGTGAAAAGCCAGGAAACGGCATACTCACCTCAAATAGATTTGGGCGAGCACCGTCTCCTACCATTTGAGAGCGGAATTCGTTTACATTAAATGCCATTTATATTCTCCTATCTCTCTTATTTATTAGAAACGGCCGACAATTTCATCAAACGAAACACCTGTTCTTACTGCAACAAAGTTAAGTTGGATGAAGTTGACTGAGCGTGCTGGTTTAATGTAGATATCACCAACGAAACGGTTGCTGTCAATAACTTCGGCTGTGTTGTTTGACTCATCGCAGACTACACGGAAGTCAGTAATACCACGGCGACCTTGAACATCACGCAAGTAAGGTTCTACTAGGTTTACAAACTGAGCGCGAGTAAATTGGTCGTTGAATTCAAACAGAGAGCTGCGTGAAGCACGAGCAATTGTCTTTTCTAGAACAATGAACAGACGGCGAACATTGATACGGTCAAATGCTGATGGGCGATTCAACAAGGTCTTATCACCAAACAGAATTGTACCTTCACCTTGGAATGTAACAACAGGGTTGATACCTTGAACATACAGGTTATCACGTTCTGTCTTGGTTGGGTTGAATGCCAACTTGATAACATTCTTGATGATACCACGGTTTAGACCACCTGGTGAGTACCATGGATCGCGTTCTTGGTCGGTACGAGCGCAAACACCAGCAATGTCACCGTTCAATGGTACCCAACGGTATACATCTGTGTATCTATCGTATTGGTATTTGTAACCAGAATCCATGAATGCGTATGAAGAACTGGTGAATCCAGCACGGTGTGTAAGAATGCTTGTTGCTTCTGAACCAGCATTGTTAACTACGTTAGTCTTCAATGGTGACAAGAATACCATGCAGTCTTTACGAGATTCTGCCAATGTAATTAGACTTGCACCTACAGTTGCATTGCCTGGACCAGAAATCAGTAGTGAAACATCAACAACATCTGAATTAGAGAAGAAGTTGTATGCAGCAGTAATTTCTGTGTTGCCAATTGTACCATCTGCACCAGCACTCATTGATGCAGAGAATGGTGTGTTGATGTTGGTAAAGGTCTTTGCAAGAGCAGTAGTTCCCCAGTTTGATGAACCTGGTTGATGACCTAACCACCAAACATACTTAGATTGGCTATTGATAACTGTTTTGTAGTAATTTGTTGAACCATCGTTGTTTGTAGCATCAGATGCCTTTGAAACGAACGAGTATTTTTCAAGAACGGTATTTGCAACACCGGCAGAAAATTGACCATCTTCGTCTACAACGATAACGTGCATCTCATCACCTGAACCGTTTAGGCCAGAAGTGTAAGCTGAAGTTCCTGGTGCAACACCAAACTGGTCAGCATATTGCCACTTACGAAGAACTGGAGTACCAACAGTAACTACACCAGGTGCAGTTGCAACCATAATTGCAGTTGCGTTAACTTCAGTTACACGGATATAAGTTGAACCACCGTCAATAGAAATTAAATCATTGTTAGCAAGGTTTGCTCTTGCATCTGAGGTACCATTGATGTTAATTACTGTGCAGCTAGCTGCAACAGCATTGGCTTTTAGACTGTCTGTAACACTTAGGTTTGCGGAATATGCCTGTGTGCTTGGGCACATAGAAATACGCAAGGTATTACCTAGAGCACCAGCATAACGAGCAGCAAATGGACCGTAAGCAGTATTGGTTGCAGTTTCGCGGTTAGCAGCATAATCGTCAGAGTTCTTAATCAGAACACCGGTTCCGTTTGCTGTCGAGTTGTTACTTGATGATGTATTTGCCGCACGAACAACTTTTAGATTGTTAGAATACGCTAAGAAATTAGCAGCAGAGAACCAGTATTCATAATTTGTATTGTCTGGCTCACCGAATCGGCTAACGAGATTGTTCTCGCTCGAAACGGTAACCACTTCACCAACTGGACCCCAGTTGAAATTTCCAGCAATACCGCCAATAGAAGTGGCGACTGAAGGGACAATTGTAGTCAGGTCGATTTCTGATACATTTACCCCAGGTGATAGCTGAAATGCCATGGATTTCTCCTTAGTTATGGGTCAATTTTTTCTTTATACACTATTTAGTTTTTTACAGATTTGAAGATAGGTAACCTGGTGGCATTTGTTTAGGTTCTTCTTTTGTCCACGCATCTCCACTATCTACATCATATTCATCTTCTAATCCGTCAGACATGAAACCGAAAGGTATAACATCTTCTTCAATCTGTTTAATTCGTTCTTGGTACATTGCTTCACGAACATTGATATCATTTAAATCTTTGAAATACGGGTTGGTTGTCAACCAACTAAACAAGACTAGAGGCATAACTAAATCATCGTGGTAACCATCATCTGCCTCATAAGAACCACGGTGTTCAATAAAAGTTGATAACTCTGAAATTACATCTGCGTCCTGAATCAGAAGTTTCTTCTCCTCCACCAGAGATTTGAAGGTGAAACAACCAATCCGTTTTACTCTCTTGTCTGTCACAACACCGAAACTTGTTCTACCGGCACCACCGAAGCCGCCAGTTACACGCTGGCCTTTACCTGATTTTGTGACATACAGAATGTTCTCATACTCTAGTTCAGACTGCAAAATGTATGCAACCTGTTCACTGGTATTGACCTCAAGTAGAACATATGCATTGTTGAAGTCTTTTGCCACCTTATGTATAACAGATGGGTAAAGCATCGGTGCAATCTTGTTGTCTCTGAATTTGCCTACCAGTTTGTATGGAACCTCAGTAATGTCTACAATTACAAAAGCCGAGTAGTCTCCACCAACACCTTGTGCGGTGTCTGCAACGATAACATATGCGTGAGGTTTCTTAGTTAGTTTCTCTTCATCATCTCTCTCAGCTTTGATTGGGTATTCATACAAGTCCAACCCATCTTTTGAGTAGACCATCGGGCAAGTTGACATATACTCGATGGTTGCAGAGTCAATTAATGTTAACGAAGAGCCCAGAAACTTGCAAAGAACCTCTTGGTTATACTTCAATTCGCCAAGTTGGCGTTTCTGTTCTAGTGCCCACTTCTCATCACGACCAGGAATCTTGTTGTATGGAATGAACAGAGGCACAAAGTCATTGTTCTTGTTTGTTGCATCGTTCCAGAATTTCCAAAAGTGGTTATACCCTAGAGGTGTCGATGTAATCAGAATCTTGGTTGTTTGACCAGCAGAAATAACAGGGTAAACCGCAGTAAAGAATGCTTCAGCCACGGTGTTTGGTATGATTGCAGCTTCGTCAATATACAGAAGGTTAACTGATTTACCACGAATACCTTGCGCGGTTGTTGCAGCAGTAAAGACAATAGAACCGTTTTCTAGTTCAATGTCACCTTTGTTCCATGTCTTAACACCTTGTTGCATCCAGACAGGCAAGTTTTCATACATCAATTGGTAACGAGATATAATTTCTCTTGCAGTTGATGCCTTGTTCGCCAAAATGGAAACGGTCTTAGATTCTTGGAAGAGTGTATACCACAGAATGTATGCTGCTGAGGTCGAAGTTTTACCTTGTTGTCGACCTTCCATAATGATAACCTTACGGTTCTTATGGATTATATCTAGTTTTTCTTTTTGGCAATCATACAGTTTGAACGGTTGCAAACCATGGTCAAGTGTTACAATATAACAATAGTTGTCAACGAAGTATATTGGATCGCTGGCACACCTAGCAAGCTCTAATACTTGTTCTTGCGTATATGAAATTTTGACTTCAGTTCTTTTTAGAGAACTGTTGCCCATATACCCCGTATCACTCATAGCATCACTTTAGAATGCTACGCAACATCCATGCAGATTTTTGTTGTCTACCTAATACATCTTGTAAGAAATTAGATACAGCGGGTTCACCTGCTTGGTCAGCAGCAACAATACCGGCACGAAGATGCACAATTAAACGGTCATTATCATTCTTGATTTCGAACATCATAGCCAAGGCTGAAGGTACAGTAGTTGCATCTTCAATGTCAGATAGTTCAAGGAATCGTGTGAATGAACCTGGAGCATACGCATCTAAACGGCGAAGGTGTTCTGCAATATCATCGGTCTGTTCCCAAACTTGATTATAGAATGAATCAAGAAATGAATGATACTGTGGAAAATCAGGACCTTCAATGTTCCAATGGTAATTGTGTGCCTTTAGATATAAGGCAAAATTGGTTGCAAGAATAACTTTGAGTTGTTGAATTAATGTTTCCATAGTAACCTATTTATTATCTCTAATTTGTTTAAGTAAATCTGCTGTCGAACCAACAAAAACTGCTTTCTCTACGGTGATATTTCCACCAGTATTTTCTAACTGAGGCTTCAAATCTTTTCTTCGTTTCTGTAGTTCTAGTAAGTCTTTGTTTAAATCGGCCATCGTCTTCATCAACCCAGCAACGACCTCATATGCTCTCGGGTGTTCTGATTCTTTTGAAACTTGCAACAAGTTATCTACTGCAACATTACCTTTATCAATCAAATTTTTTATGTTCTTACGGGCATAATCCGTATCAGAATCTACAACATCATCTTCAACGGTAACCAGTTC